GTCATTAATTCAGATTGTGTTGATACTGCATTACCTATTTCAGATATAGTACTAGCAGCAGTTGTATTTTCAGATTGAACTTCTACCGCACTTGCAGATTCCGTAATAGTTTTTGAAGCTACAAGAACTTGAGATTGTGCAGATATAGCACTTCCAACTTCTGTAATAGAAACAGAAGAAATTGTTAATTTTGAAGTAGAATCAACTGCTGAAACGCTTTCTTCTACAGAAAATATATAAGTGGTAACGCTAGATAAAGAAGAAAATGGAGCTTGCGAAAAAGCAGAAAGTGCAAACATTTTATATTAAGGCTTAGTAGGAAATATAACTGTAAAAGGGAATCCCTCTTTCTCAGGCAAATCTGCTAAAGCTTGGATATAAGTATCTAACTCATCAATATTATCTATTTGTGGTTTACCTAATCTAGCAAGTCGATTGTAACGGTCAACTCTGCTTTGAGCTTCTTTAAGTAAAAAGTCACGGTCAGCACGTTTTGAAACTGCAGCGTTTTGAGTTCTAAGTTGAATTAACTCTGCTGGTGTTTCCTCGTCTTTAACCAAAGATGCAACCCATTTTCCATCTACTAATTGTGGGTCTTTAGGTACATAGTTATACCCATCTACTATGTTACTAGGAGGGATAACAACCTTTGCTAATCCTACACTTTCCCAATTGGGTTCCTCTGTTAATTCAGAATAATTTGGAATAGCTGTTGTTAAAGATTCTTCAGATAATGGGTATTCTACAATAACACCATTTTGTATTTTAGCTAAATGTAAGTACATAATTGTATCCATTATTGATAAGTATAATAATAATAAACATAAATGGTAGAAGCGTATGTACCAAAATTAAGAACAGTAGAACCTGTATTTGCATTCATAATTTGTGATGTTGTCATTGATATTGCAACATACGTATAACCGTTACCTGTAGTTGTTGATACTACTGTGCAGTTAACTCCAGTTGGTATATATCCAGTGCCTGAAAGTACAACGACACCTTGCCAAGTCATTGTGGCATACCCCATTGGACCTACCCAGCCAGTCGTATTGTTAAAAAATGACCCACTAAATGAAAACGTTGGATTATATTGAACAAACCCATTTACAGGGAATGACCATTTAGGAGCTAAAGCAAATCTGACACCATTTGACCCAGAGTTTGCTGATACAGACCCAATAAGCATACCTGAAGTAGTATAAGTATAAAATGGAATTCCTGAACCATAAGACATCCATGCGCCAGGAGAAGGTAAACTTCCTTGAAAATTAATGTTATCATTACCACCAATAAAAATATTATGTGATGCAGAATTTGCTCCTGTTCCATCATAACCTGAAGGTAATGCTATAGTAGTAGATGGTGAGGTAGTTCCTAAAATAGTTAGCCAAGTTGCTCCACCACCGCCTCCGCCACTAGCAGCTATGGTTATTGTTTGGTATGCGCCTGTTGATGTAGTTAATGTTACCCCTGCCCCAGCTGCAAAGTTAATTGTAGATGCACCAGATGCGGAAAAGGTTGGGGTTCCACCTACAGCAATATATGAGTAAGCGTTAGATAACCCACCGCCACCGCTAGGCGTATTCCAAAATAAGTTAGTACCATCTGAGGTTAATACTTGTCCATAGCTACCTACATAGGATAACCCTGTACCACCACCTGAAGGATTTAACGTACCTGAAAGAGTAACTGCACCAGTAGAAGATGATGAAGGACTTAATCCAGATAGAGAAGTTTGGAACGATGTAACACCACCACCTCCACCTGCAGTTGCCCAAACAAAATTACTGCCATCATATTGTAAATAGGTTCCCGCTGAAGACGGTGCAGTGATTGTTTGTAAAACTGTTGAGCTAGCTGCTGACTTATATAGAATACCATTATTAGTAAATGAAGTAGCTCCAGTACCACCATAAGGAATAGTAACTGCACTTCCGTTCCATGTACCTGCATCTACAGTTGTAAAACGTGCAGTTGATGGTGTGGTAGCTCCAATAGCAACATTGTTCATTGAGCCGATTGCTGTTGGATTAATTGTTACAGTTCCAGTACCCCCAGTAGGCGAAAGATTTACATTGGCATTTACTGGTGTTAAGTTAATGTCACCATTAGGGGAAACTAATACAGACTTTCCTGCTGGATAGGTACAAAAAACAGTCATCAAATTTGATGTATTAAAACTAATTGGTGATGTGGTTCCAAGGCTATTGTTAAGAACGGTAGTTCTAGTTAATGTATTTGGTGAGCCTGAAGCAATCGTACCAACCCCTACTTCCCATGTGTAAGCTGTTTGGTCATAAATGCAATAATATGTAGTATTGCCATTGCCAATGCTAGAAACAAAAGAAGTATAGCCATTGGCAGCACCAGCAAGATTAACCGCACCCGTACCTGTCGGTATTGTGCCAGTTTCTTGAACTCTATCATTAACTAAAAATGCCATGATTATGCACTAGTTACTTGAGATTGTTGAAAATAACGAGTTTGTTCGTTACCTTCATCATCCACATAATTAACTAAAACTAAAACTTCGCCAGTTTCTTGGTCTAATGAAAAACCAGCTACCGTACCTTTAATTGCAGTCGGCATAATTTGAGTTACTTCTTGACCTTTGTTAAATGACATGATTTTGTCCTTATAAATGTTTTATATGTTTTTAATTAATTATAGAGATAAGCTATAAGTAACTTGAACTACGTTTCCTGAGCTAACTGGTTGATTTCCACCTGTAAATGCGCCAGCAGAAAGCAAAGTACCAGCAGTTGACATCAATGTGCTAACTGCGCTTGGACCGTATGTTAAAAATGCGCCAACCAATGTACCAGCACCTGTCATTGTAAATGAAACAGCAGAGCTTGTAGCAATAGAACCAGCAGAAGCTGTGCCAAAACTTGGAGTAATACGAGCAGCAAAAGTAGGAGCGTTAGTAGAGCCAGCTTCAGTCCAACCTGTATGAGAAGTCATTGTATCGCCAGCAGCTACAGCAGTATAAGATACAGATGAGATTAAACCCATGTAAGGACCAGTAACGCTATAAAGAGAACCTGTCAATGCTGTTTGAAGCATTAAATTTTTGCCAAGGGTACAAACTACGTTATCAATTTTATCTTCCCAAAGCAATGGACCGCCTTCGTATTCAAAGCAGCGAAATGTATAAACACCTTCTGCTTGGCAATTTTCACCCATGCCAGCTAAAGAGCCGATAGATGCTTTTGCTGATTCAACAGCATTTAATTTGTCTTTCATGTTTATTCCTCTAAATCAAAGTTAATGACGGGCTTACAAATACAACGACAATTTGGTAAATCACCAGGAAGTCCATGAACATCCTCACCATACATTACACCAATGAACGGAGGGTTATCGAAAGAGTACTCGTTCCCACTCATTCGCTTGTGCAATTCACGAGGCTCTTTGCCACCACCTGAATGAATCCAAATGAACTTTTTAACACCCAAAGTCTTTAGTCTAGTTGTATTAATAGACTGATAAGCCTTACGAGTTTGGTCTAAAGCAACAAGCCTTGCGTGTCTTATGTTGCCTTTATATTTCTTCGTTAGGAAAGGAACTAAATCTTCCATCCCTTTGCCTGTTGTAATGGAGCGCATTACCTGACCTTGCACTTCATTCAAGAACTTATAAGGTATGATTTTAATCAAGTTTGCAGCCTCTAATGTGCTTGCCTTGATGACCTCTTGTAATTGTTCATTTGAAAATGAAGTATCTATGCTTAAATCAGGTAATGCTTCTTTTAACGAATTACGCAATGTAATCGTTGAGTTCTTTATAGTACGCTGAATCATACGATTAGTAGCACTTTTGGCTATCTCGTCAAAGCGAGGCTGCCATTTTCTTAATAACCAATTGAGCAACATACGGGATTGACTTGCCAATGAGGCATCCATCGCTTGCCCGTAGTGATTCTCGTTAAAAGTCTTTTTTAACTCTCTACGAACGTCACGAAACATTAATTCTAGTTCATTGACAATAGGCTTTGCGTAATCGGTTGAGATACCAGCGTTAGGACGCAAGGCAGAGCCGACTGCATTATTTTTTGATT